TTCGAGTGGATCCAGATCCAGATCCAGTACCCGAAAACGATCCACCGCGTCGAGTGGACGAAGCCGAAAACGATCCTCCTCTAAACGTTAGGCTGGGGTCTAATACCATTTCACGTTATCAAATGTAGGGCCGAACATTCTCTCTAAACCAGGTACGTATCCGAGATACGGATCATCCTTATTTTTCTTGTATTCGGATTTATTCGGGAAATACGGGTCAATCGCCGAGGAATTCTCCTCCTGACTGTATTTGTAGTGAATATTTACAGAATCATTGGAAGTATCTATGATACGATTGTCCTCCGGATCCTCTTTTCTCATATGGGGCGCAATAGGCCGGAGCTCATTAACTTCCCAATGATTCATCCCCACCTTTGTTAGCACCGGTTCATACTCCGGGTCCGATGAATAGGCCTTGGCAACCAAGGCGGCAATCTCACGCTCTTCTTTATCCTCCCGATCACACTGATCCTCCCGTTCCTTTCGGCGTTCACCGTAACGTGCTACCGCTTCCCGTGCTAGCGCTTCCCGTGCTACCTCGTCCATACCGATTGAAGTCAGTTCACCGGTTGTCGTAAACCCTTCTTTGAGACCCGCGTATGTATCGCGACGCTCATCTGATGATAGAGGGCGATCTGCCCAATCGAAGGCACGTTTATTCAGAATACGATTGAAGTCCTGGGGAGGAACAACCATACGTCCGTTTTGTTCGTAACCGAAGACACGCGAGAACTCGTAGTCTTCTACTTTATCGATCGGCGTTGTTGCATAGGTCTGTTCAGGACTCGGCTCTTTCACAATAATATTTTTGCTATCTTTCAGAATGGGGAGTTTACAGTCTTTGTGTTCTACCGACCACCACTGCTGGAAGGCATTCATGTCGGGGAACCAACGCCCCGAAGGTTGGGCCGAAAAGGAACCATCTTCGTTGTGATACAGGACAGCATCACATACGTGAGGAGTCATAAATACATACAACCCCATAATTGTTAGCAAGGCGATCACCGTTAGCACAACTATAGTCCACTGGGGCGACATCTTCTCTCTTTCATACAATGTATTTTCATCTGTAAAGGTAGAGAGGAATGAGCAGTCGCAGTCGCGGTCGCAGAAAACAGTCAACGAGAAAAGGGCGCGTAATGCGAATGTCAGAGCAGAATACTTCCGCAATGGATGGAATCATTCGTCGTGGTCCGGTAACTATTATCCTGGTGTTCTCAACATCGTGTCCGCATTGCCATACATATATGCCGATATGGAATAAATTATGTAAGACACAGGGGCGCAGGGCGAATATGATTAGTATGGAGGCGTCGACCTATCAGCAGACACCTCTATCAGCAAAAAAACCGGTATCGGGTGTACCGACGGTGTTGTTTGTGACGAAACAGGGAGAGATTATGGAGATTGAGAAACCGCGAGATACGTCGGCGATGCAATCTGTTATTCGAAATGTAGGCTCAACCAATATGCTGAGTCCGAGTGTGACATCGAGTCCGAGTCCGAGTGTGACAATGAGTTCAAGTCCTAGTGTGACATCGAGTCCGAGTCCTAGTGTGAGTCTGAGTCCGAGTCCTAGTGTGACAATGAAGCCACCGTTTCGTGCCGCTCTTCAAAAGGGGCTATCGCAACGAAACAGTCTCAAAGCCATCCCTGCTGTCGGTGGTTCCTGGAACGCTCTCCTAACAGCGGCTCAACAAGCCGCGCCTGCTGCGGCCCTCCTAGGAGCATATGCTGCGTTCCCTATGCAGCGATCATCTGGGCTCGGTGCCCCGCGAACACGCAAACGCAGACAATAGATATCTAGGCCACAGGAATCTCCGTCCAGCCCTGTATAGAAAATATGTCCCCATACCACATTATTTGGTTCCATCCATACGCGGGATAATTCACATTCGAAAAATAGGCGAGATAACCTATTAGAGCGGAAAAAGTACCGTGTGATAATACGATATGTTTACACGTACTCGCATATTGAAACGTCGTTATTTCATCATATTCAAGCAAGGTAGCGTTTGGATATGTTGCAAGAAGAGTTTGTATAATCGTATGATCTTTTTCGTCGGTGGATATATACAACCGGTTGTGTTCGATAGCATTAATAGTATTTACATAATACGTAATGCCCGGGCTCCAAACAGCGGCATCCCCCAATCGAACGTGTACATACAAATCATTGTTCGCGTTATAACGATCCTTAAACGGATTCTTTTCAATAATTTTCGCCTTCACCGCCTCCTGTTGTAAATAAGCATAGATCATCCCCGTTATTTCTTTGGTCTGAAAATAGGAGCTATTCGGACTTAGGCTATAATCGATCGTATCGCTATTTAAAATGGGAAAGTACGTAATATCATCCAGCACCTCGATTATATCGTATGTATTGCTCCCGTTAAATAAGTTGAGCCCTAATTGTTGAAGCAAGTCGTTATGACAGTAATTGACGGCCAGATTATGTTTCTCCGCCACTAAACTTACGGCCAGATTGCGTATAATTTGATTCCCTAAACGACCATTACTACCCGTATTCTCGGTTGTAGTGATCATATATCTTAATTATAGATTATATCTTTATATTCTATTGGTGGTGTCAACGTGATGTTAGTCTTCCACCTAATGATACATTCCTCCCCACTTCTGCAAAGGCAAGTTCTACAAACTCGCGCACCGTCCTTAGCCAATAGAATATTAGAGTGTGTATCCAAGCAGGAGAGGACTGACATCCTAATTCTAATATTAAACTTTTATGTAAAATGAATTCACATGACTTACATGGTCTAATATATATTTACGGTTTAATTTATCTAATGCTTCGTTGCAAAAGTTAACCGATTTATGCCCATGTTCAATAACAAATACATCTGGTAAAACATCACAGTTTATCATACCTTCTAATACTTCAAGTTCATGTCCTTCAACATCAAGAACAAATAAATCTAAACTGGTTATATTTATATGTTTAATTAATTCGCAATAAGTCATGGTTTGAATACTCTGTTCAATATAAATGTTACCACATAATTGTTCTAGAGCTTGTTTATGTTCTGGAGTATGATTTATTGAAGCATTACCCCAGTTATATCCAAGGTTAGGGTGACAATAGTTTTTTATTTTTTGTATACCATTTACATTAGACAAAGCAATATTCATATTTATACTAGTTGGTCTATTAATAATAAGATTTTCATAAACATTATTTATTGGTTCTATATTAATAGTGGTCCACTTAAAATTTTCTTCAAAAAATTTTGTACAGTTTTCAACTAATCCATCACAAGCACCACATTCAATACTTATTCCATTTAATTTATTTGGAAAATATCTTTCATATATAACTTTATCTACCGGAGGATCAAACTGCCCATAGAATCTTTTTGCCATTTATATATATTAAACAATATAATTATTCTTTAAATATTAGTAATACATATCTCCATAGTTATAGAATATATCAAAGACTCTGTAATTGTTTGTCTAATTCTTTAACTGACTCGCAAATATTTTTATGCATCTTCTTCACTATATTACAATATAGAGATTCACTTAAGAATGGTATAAATGCAATATTATTCTTAGAGAACGCTGATGCTAATGACAAAGGGCCACCTATACCAAATGTTACGTTACACGCACACGTATGTATGATATCAATATCATATAAAAACTCATCAAATTCACCCCCTTCTGTAAGTTGCTCTTTTGTTAAGTCTATAACAGTATTATTATTACGCAACAATAATAATTCGTTATATAATGTTTTAGTTTTATGCGTGGATGTTTCCAAATTAACGCCTATAGTACGTTCACCAACTATGATAATTTTTTTTGTAGTCTTAAATGATGTTAACCATACGATTAACTCTGGCAATATATGTTGATATAATTTATCAATTAATCCATCGTGTCTCAATTTTGTATGAAATACTATAGAATCCTCAGCTATACCACCCATTTGTTTAAGCATACTAGTATTAATTTTATCATATAAATACACGGGGTGTAACGAATATCTTTGTTGAAATGAACTGAAATCTACTTTATTATTGTTTACTTCATATGTAGCATCTGGAAATAAAAACCCGACTATCCCCTTAATAAATTTCAATTTACTAGCATAATTAGAAGAAAACATTATAATTAAATTGTCATTAATATTAATATGTTTAATATCTAAATTATTAGATAGTTCTATCATCTTAACTATGATTAAATCCCCTATCCCTAAATGAGGAGTAATAGTCAAACCTGTCTGTGATGGGCCCCGGGCATGTATATTATGTAAGATTCTTTGTGTTAACATATGTCTAATATTTGATTTTAAAATAAAATTAGAATATAAATGTGCGACTCTGAAACATTATACTTACCGGTATCTCTAGGAGAAGCGATTGATAAGCTGACTATATTAGATATCAAGCTTGAACGTATTACAGATTCTAGAAGAGATGATGTTCATAAAGAATATACATTACTGTATGAAAAACTGGCGGCACACATCATTAAGCACGAATTTCTCTATAAATCTATGAAGAAAGTGAATGCCATTATATGGGACTGTATGGACGCATTGCGTGACGGTACTCTAAATGAAGAGGCATACTTCAAATTGTGTAAAAAAACGATAGAGTTAAATGATGTCCGATTTAGAATAAAGAATAAAATTAATATTGCGGCGGGCTCAGAGTTGAAGGAACAAAAAGGGTACAAGGTTACCAGAATTCTCATTGATATTCACGACAGCGTAACTTCGGTGGAAAAATTTATCAAACCAATACAGTATTATTCTTGTTTATACGATCAAGTGATCATTACACATAAGGCGGGCATATTGAAAGAACACTTCAAAGGAGACCCGACTGTTCTATTTGTAGATGCTGTAGATAAAACGCTTGTATTCAATCACACATTTTGTATTTTGTCTCAGGAAGAAACACTGGGTATCGATGAAGAAATAATGGAGCTACTATTATAGGGTTTAATAACGATACTCTGATATAAAATGAACGACTACGCTAATTTTAATAGTTGTTTTGTATATTCGTATGCCAACATACCAAGGCCAGCAGATGGTATAGAACGCATAAGAATATATTGGAACCCCTTATATAGATTTTTATAATTGTCCTTTATTAAAGCAGGGTAACTTCCATCACTATGTTGTTTAATAACACGAATTGTATCCAACGGATATATAATTACCCAAGAAGAAATACTTGATGCAACACCAAATAGAAGATAATTATGTTTATCTATTGATATATTATCGCGTAACATTCCATAACTACTCATAAATAATATAGAACCTAAAGAACTACGAATTATATCTGAGGCAAATCCTTTATATATCTGAAATTTACGCATACATTTAAATTGTCCCCATATCTCTTTTATCGGTTTATTTGCAAGTATAACTTTTGTTGAAAAATAATTTAATGGGACAAAATATACAGAACATAAACTTGTAGATATAATGCTAGAATAAATGGAGGATATATTTTTACCCTTACATTTTTCAAATATATAAAAATTTATAGCTCTATCAACTGG